TGGGGCGACACCGCCCGATTTCGGAAAGTTACAGCCGTAGAAAAACTCAGATGACTGCCTCTTATCCCCACTGAAAAATGTCCGGTAAATACTTAGGTAAGCTACAGGTAAAGAAAAAAGGCTTTAGTCACACTTTATCGGACTACGCTGAGCATCGGAAATGCGATCGCGCTCTGGTGAGTCGTTGGTTGAAAGCGGGGCGGCTAACCGAAAAATCTGCGTATAAAACGTACCACGACGGCATCTGGCATATACATCCTGCATATGCTGACTTGGAACTAGACGGTAAAACTGTGCCTGACGTGGGGGCAGAACAGCAGCAGGCAGAGCCGATTATCGCTAGTGTTCCCCTGTATGAGGATGAAGATGAGGAGGATGAGGATGCTGATGAAGAGTACTCTTATCCCGGTTTTGCTAAGTCAAAAGCTAAGCGTGAGTTCTATCTCGCAAAACAGGAGCGGTTAAAATCCCAGGCTCTAGAAAAGACTTTAGTGCTTGCGACCGACGCTGAGAAGGTGCTGTTTGACGTTGGACGGGAAATCAGAGAGGGTTTGTCCGCTCTTCCCGGCAGGATAGCCGATGCGATTCTTTTAATCCCTACAAAGGACAGGAATCGTAGGTTTAAAATTTTGACATTACTTGAGAGAGAAATAAATCAGTCCCTAATTTCCCTGAGCGATCGCCCAAGTGGCGTGGATGGCGAGTAGTTAACCACAAAACAGGGGTTTATGTGTTATAAACTTAGTAGTAGTTTATGTTTATAACCCAAATGAGCAATAGCATTAGCCTAGTCGAATTTCGTAAGCTTAATGCCTCCCTGGATTGGCGAGTGACCGCCGACGATAAGAGAGTCGCAAAGGCTTCGGAGGTCTGTCGATTCTTGGGGTGGGAGGAAACATCCGCATACAGAAAAATACAACGTGTTTTCCCGGAGTATCGATTTCAGTCAAGCTTTGGTAAAGCGTACAAGCCCAGTTGGTATCTTTACGAAGCGGGAGTTTTGCAGCTCTATTTTTTATCTGGAACGGAATCAGCGATCATGCTTCAGAGATTTCTATTTCAATCCTTGCCAGATTTTCTTTGGGACGAGAATATAAGATTAGCAGGGATGACAACTACCTCCACACGATCTGATGAGGATGCAAGTTGAATAATCTCAAATCTGCTTTTTACAGAGGCTTGCGCCCCGACCCCATCCTGTCTGTTGCAGAGTGGGCTGAGCAACACTTCCGGCTCAGCACAAAAAGTAGTGCTGAGCCGGGGCTTTTTAGGGTGAGTCGCACTCCATACCTCAGAGAAATTTTCGATTGTTTGGACATTCATAATTCTTCCCAGAAAATTGTCATGGTGTCCGGCGCACAATTGGGTAAAACAACGCTGGGTATCGCTTGGATCGGGTCGATTATTGCCGCCACACCCGCTCCAATGTTGGTAGTTCAATCAACGGTAGAGACGGCAACTCGATTCAGTAAGCAACGCCTGACCGACCTGATTGATAACTGCCCAGCATTGCAAAGCAGAATCAAACCTAGCCGGGAAAGGGATGGGGGGAACACTCTGCTATCAAAAGAATTTCCCGGTGGCATCCTAATTCTGGCGGGTGCAAATTCCTCGGCAGGGTTGCGATCTATGCCTGTTCGGTTTGTCTTCTTGGATGAAGTTGACAGTTACCCAAAAGATGTAGAGGGGGAGGGATCGCCATTGGAGCTTTCGATCGCCCGTACTCGCACGTTTACCCGACGCAAAATCTTTATCACATCCACTCCCACGATTGAAAATCATTCTGTGATTTGGGATGAATATCTGTCATCTGATCAGCGGCAATTCCACCTGCCGTGTCCGCATTGCCAAAAATTTCAGCCTTTGATCTGGGAGAATCTGAGATATTTCGAGAACGATCCGACTATCGACCCGGTGATTATTTGTCAATCGTGCGGGGCGGGAATGTCTGAGGATAATAAATTATCGATGCTAGCTGCGGGAAAGTGGGTCGCATCAAACCCGACCTCAGCGATCGCAGGGTTCCATCTGAATAGCCTCTACAGTCCTTGGTTTTCGTGGCGAGAGATAGTGACGCTCTGGCTAAAAGCACAGACAGATACAAATTTATTAAAGACTTTCACCAATACGATTTTAGGTCTGACTTTTGCAGAGTCGTCTGAAGAAGTGGAATGGAATGACCTTTATTCACGCCGCGAACTTTACCCCGTTGGAACTGTCCCCTCCGGTGTGGCGATTTTGACTGCCGGGGTAGATGTGCAAAGCGATCGCATTGAAATATCGGTTATCGGGTGGGGCAAAGGTTTGGAGGCTTGGGTAATTGACCATGCTATTTTCTATGGCGACACCCAACTGCCTAAAGTTTGGGAGGAGCTTGCAATCTATACCCGGCGCGTTTTTTTGTGTGCGGATGGACAATCGATGTGCTTATCAAAGATCGCGGTCGATACGGGTTTTGCGACTCAAACGGTCTATCAATGGATTCGATCTCAACACAGTCCGACCCTGATGGCTATAAAAGGGAGTTCGACTTTGCAGCAGGTTGTAGCTGCTCCATCACGAGTTGACGTTTCGGTAGGAGGAAAACTTATCAAGGGTGGCTTGAAATTATGGAGCGTCGGGAGTGGTCACATTAAATCCTGGATTTTTGGCAAGCTTAGATTAGAGGCGACTGATCCTTACCCCGATGGTTTTATTCACTTCCCAGAATTGGGTGAGAATTATTTTCAGCAATTGACGGCTGAAGTCCTGGCAGTGACTGTAAATCAGAGAACAGGATTCAAAAAATACGAATGGAGGAAGATACGCGATCGCAACGAGACGCTAGACACTTTCGTTTATGCAAGGGCGGCGGCTTCTGTGTTGGGGGTTGACCGTTGGCAAGAGGGTAGGTTCCAAGTTCTTGCTGTGCGGCAACCTGTAGCTATCGAGCCGATCAAAACATTGCCATCACGCCGCATAAAAAAATCGCCTGCCGATGACGAACAAGCGACGGGACTAGAAAGCGTAAAAGTGACATCTGAGATTGTACCAAAGATTTCCGCCCCGCCGATCGCTAAGCGGAAAAAATCGAGCTATTGGGATTGAGGCAAAATTAGCTTTTCGTAAATTTAGCTTTTTATTAATTTAGCCTTTTCGACTCCAAGGATTGACCGATTCGATTATCAACCAGAATTTGTCAGTCGATTGGGTCAGATTCGCTACTCCGTAAAAGATTGTCGCCACGCCCACACCTAAAAGTAAATTGGTGGCTGTGCTTTCGTGCCTAGGCGCTCCTACCGTTACCGTTACCCGATCCCAAAACCAGAGTAGAACTCCGCCACAAATTAAGACGAGCAAGCTGGTGAATTTGCGACCAAATTTTGTTGCCATTGATTCTAAATCTTTAATCTGGCTTCGGTTTTTTTCTAGTTCAGTCAGCACGGCGATGTCCGTTCGGGTTTTGGCGATCTCTGCCTGTAGGATCACCGTTAGATCATCTAATTCATTCACTCGCTCCTCTAGCTCGTCGTCTGTATCATTATCATTTTCTATCGCATCAGCAGTGATTTTGGCTTGGGCAGACAGAGCATAAGCTCGTCGATTCATACCGACTACTTTATGCTCTAATTCCTTCCTGGCAGTGGTTATGGCTGTGCCTATCCCGTCCCCAGCGATCGCGCTGTCCAATTCCACAGCTAGGGCGTTGGTCTCGACGGTGAAAGCGTGGACTGTCTGGGCACTGCGATCGCTGGTTTCGCTGTCGGGATTTTCGTCCAGCGTTTTATCGGGCTTCGCTATTGTGAAATCTTGAATAGTAGGGTGTGGGTGTTCTGGGGCTTGGCTGCTAGGATTCTCAAGGGGTTCTGACATGTCGATTAGCCTTAAATTTTGGGCTTTTTTCTACGAATCTCCTCAACTTTCCGCACGATTGAGAGTGAATGCACCGCTTCTTTTAAACTAACACCCCTCCTTTTGTAGCGGTGATTTAGCCACGCACGATAGAATTTTTCTCTAGGGGATAAGTACCAAAAAAAAGTGCCCAGCGGTCTAAAAAATTGAGCTTGAAGCCGCTCATCAAAGTAAATGTTATCGCGGCAATGAAGCTCCAGATCCCTTTTGTATTTGTCGTTATCAATTTTATGAACGATTGGGAGAGCAAATTCTAACCGGGCTAAGACTTGACATGCGCTTGGCTGGTGCAGATCCTCATAGCTCTTCTCAAATAAGCTGTAGGAGTTAAGGTTATTTTTTTCCACGGCTCAAAGTATGCAGCCAAATATTCTGAGGCTGTCCGGTGCTTTCAGGGCTGCACAACCTAGAGATTAAACCGATTGAATATCTTAAGCTTTCGCCCGTGGCTTGGGTATCGTAGCCGTTCGCAAAGTATTCGCCATACGGGTCGTTTACGATAAAGCCGCGATCATCGTAACCCTTGATTGCAACGATGTGCCCTCCACGGGTGAAGAAGCCATGAACTATGCATGGCAACCCTTTGTCGATCGCATCTCTAATCTGTTGCAAGGTTCCGTTTTGTACAAACCTATCCTCACACCCATAGCTTTCCGCTAAATCTCGCATACGGTAAGGGTCACCATGATCCCATCCTTTGTCCGCCATTCTTTTGTACGCCTGGTCTTCTAGCTGCCCGTCGTTATTGCCTCGGATTCCAAAATAATAAATGCACATCGCCACGCTCGTAACGTTGCATGAGCCGTAAGGATTTCGTTTGTTGTCAAGTTGGGAGAACCACGGGAAATTTTTGAGTTGTTTCATTGCTAAAGCCTATCTAATATTTTTCTGACTTCATCATCTGTCAACTCGTTCCCCCCACCCCTGTCACGGCGATCGTGATCACCTTCTAAGATTTTGTCTACTGCGATTCTAATCCCATTGAGAGAGGAGGTAAGTTGGGATTGCGCCTCGGCTTGAATGACGTTTATGTTGCCAAAAGATTGCTGGAGAGCGGAGAGGCTATGCGCCCGATCAGAGATCAAAATAGCCTTGGCATCCCGCTCAAATTTTGCTCGTAACTCAGGTGGGTAGGTATCGGCTATCTTGCCTACCATCTCAATGCCGGATATGCGGAACATTTTTACGCTTTGAGTGGAGCTAAAAAAAAAGCGACGCTGCCCCCTAAGAAAAACTGCGTCGCATGCACATGACTATTCGCAAACAAAAAAATTAAAGTGTTGGCTCAACTGGCGCGGGTTCAATTGGGGGTTCAACAACAGGCGCAATGGGGGGGGCGATCGCTTCTCTTAGACTGTTTACCATCGCTGACACTTCTGTCCGTTGGTCTGAATCTTCAAGGTCTTCTTTTTCTACGTAAGCTTGAAAAGCTAAAATTCCCTTATCTCTTTCGGCTAAAGCGGAATTAACTTGTTCTTGGTTTGCCTGCGGTTGTGAAAGAGCGGTTGCCAAATCAGTTCTTAACTGCACGATACAGTTTAGGGCTTCCCCAATTACATCTTTCAATTCTCCAAAGAAATCCATGTTGGCACCAAATAATTTGTATCTCTATTATTGCCTTGCACCACACCTTTAATTTAAGAGGTTTTGGAAGGCTTGACAAGTTTCTCAAGATACATTAATGGGGTTAGATTGGCGGTTGAATAGTAGGAATTTCCGTTGGAATCGAATCCAAAAGAGTGTCTTTATAGAGTTTTCGCTCAGCTTTGATTTCCTCCATCAGTTCGATGGGGTCATATCCCGCTTCCCTCTGAGCTTCCGATAAACTCATAAGTCCTCCCCTCACAGCCTTAAGCGTTGCTGCTCCTTCCTTATTTGGGTCTACAGCTATGACTTTGGGGCACGTAAAGCTAATCTCTACCCCTGTAGTGTCTAGCCCTGAGAAGATGGAAAACTCAGAGAACCATCGCCAAACTGGTTTCAAGAAAAGAGGGATTAAAATATTCCATTGGATTTTCAATATCATGCGCCCCATCTCTATGTGCGCCATTCGAGCAGAAGAGAAATTTACTTGGCTGTAATCGCCTGTCAAACTCTCATACGAGATGCCATATCCACAGGAAATTTCGTGAAGTTTACTTCTGGTATGATCAACATAGCCTAAATTTTGTGGCGGAGAATTAAACTTCACATCTTTTCCGGGCGGCAATATTTCTATCGCGCCCGGTGTGAGTCGGTCACTTATTCCTAAGTCTTCATTCAAATCTCCACTTATCGGCAGGGTGGCATAGTCGGGAATCTCTGTTTCCGTTATGACGGCAACAGAACACGCTGCTATTCGCTGTTTCAAAAGTTCAGCATCGGAGTACTGCTGCAAATCTCTAAGCGTTATCATCACGGGGCTAGCCCAGGGTATTCCCCTAATTTGACCAGGGCGATCTTGGCGATAAACGTGCAGGATTTCACTCGCTGGGACACGGCTGCTCGTTCCAAAGTTATTCTCTTGAGTTAGTCCTAAAACGCTGTCGCCTGGATGATAAGGATGTAGCCAATAATAAACGCGATCGCCCTGGCTGTTGAACTCGATTCCTGACAGCATATAATTGCCATCGGAAAGCTCGGATGCCCCGTTTTTATTGCTATCGAGATAATCGGATTCTAAGATTTGCAACTGGAAAGGAACATTCAAACCTAGTTCACCCATCCTTTCTAGCGTGATTGCTCTCTTACGAATAAAAACTTCACCCGATTCAACTACCGATCTCAGAATTAGGGCTTGAATAGCTGGGAAGGCGAGCCGCCCATCGTAATCACAGCTAGTCGATTCACTCCATTGCAGCCAAGCTTTGTTTACGCGATCCTTCCTGGTTTTGGCTTTGGCTTTAATGTTTGTCACAATTCCATATCCGACCGTGTTGGTTTCGATTACCAAAAGAGCCTTACCCGCCCACGGGTTATTTCGGGTTAAATCCCGGCTGCGATTTCGTAAAATATCGCTGATGATTCCGTTTGTTGCGTTAGCTGAACCGGTCAGCCCAAAAGTTTGATCCCACCCGGCAGTTCTGTTCCCACTTTTCGCGCCGTCAAAATTGCGAATTGCTTCTAACTTTTGCCGCGATTTTTCCCGCGTCAGTGCGAGGGATGGGCTAAAAAGTGCGATCGCGCTGTCAAGAAAGTTGGGCATACGGCTATCTTAAATCAGAACCTAATCGGAAATATTTTCTAAAGGTGCGCCCAAAACCAGACACGGGAGTCTCCACGACCTTCTCAATTATCCCTAAAATCTCGTTCATTTCAGCTAGGCTACGATATTCCACACGGCGGTCAGAATACTGCACTACTTTCACGCCAGAAGCGATCGCCTCTCGCAATGTCTGAGCGTCCGCATCCGAATATTTTGGGAGAATTGGCTCCGCTGGATTGACCATAGGGTACTCTTGAAGGAATATTAATAATAAGTATGACTGGAAATCCTACAGATACGCCTACAAATCGGCAGGAAACCGTCCATTATGCACGGGCGGAGTTTCTGCCAAAAACTTTAAACGAAGAACGCCGTACAGTTGAAATTGTTTGGGGTACAGACGCACCTGCTTTTTTTAGAGGCTGGTGGGATGACGACTATATAGAGACCTTGTCCTTCAAGGAGGAGCATGTTGATTTGAGTCGATTAAATAATGGCGCTCCCCTGCTGGAAAGCCACAGGTCAGAGAGTCTAAGCTCGATATTAGGCGTTGTAGAATTTGCCAAAACTAACGGGAAAAAAGGGTTTGCTACCGTAAGATTTTCTCGACGACCTGATGTGGAGCCTATTTATCAAGACGTAAAAGAATCAATTATTAGAAATGTCAGCGTTGGATACCAGGTGCGAAAATATGAAGTTAGTAAAAGGGCTACAGAAAAGACACCAGAAGAAAGGATAGCTATAGATTGGTTGCCCCTAGAATTGAGTCTCGTTTCGATTGGAAAAGATCCCGCTGCTCAAACACGCTCAGAAGGAAAAAAAATGGATATTGAAATCGAAGAAAAATTAGCACAACCTACTCTCGCGCCTACGCCTACTCTCGCGCCTACGCCTACTCTCGCGCCTACGCCTACTCTCGCGCCTACGCCTACGCCTGTACCTGAATTAGAAATCCGCGCCCAAGACTTATCCCCCGCACCCGCGCCTTTGCCACCTGTAGATTTTGAGGCGGCAATCCAGCTAGCCCTCAAGGCAGAACGCGATCGCGTTACCCAAATTCGAGCGTTTGGGGAAGCGGCTCACGTAACTCCCGCGTATATAGACGTGCTGATTGACCAGAATATTTCAGCGTCGGCTGCTGCAACTCGAATCCTTAGCGATGCGGCAAAAGGGCAGCTACAGATCAGAACCACTCGATTAGAAGTGACAGGTGAACCGGGCGATCATTTAATGAGAGGGATAGAGGATTCGCTAGCTTATCGGATGGGTGCTGAAACTGAACTTACAGAAGTGGGCAAACGGTATCACGATTTTTCGTTGCTCGATTGCGCCAGAGAAATGCTGCAAAAGCGTGGCATTCAAACCCTTGGCATGAGTAAAAATGATTTGGCAACTCGCGCTATCAGCACGTCGGATTTCCCGGCTCTTTTCACAAGTTTGACTAAGAAGATACTGTTGCCTGCATATAATGCAGCGCCGCAAACTTGGAAACCATTTAGTTCCCAACAGAATTTGCCGGACTTTAGACCGTATCAAGAAATTGATATGTCCGCGAATATCAAGCCCACCTTAATTCCAGAAGGTGGGGAGTATCAATCTTCGACCTTTGTTACCGGAGCGGGTGAATGGAGGATTTTTACTTACGGTCGAAAATTTGTCGTCACCCGACAAGTAATCGTCAACGATGATTTAGGAGCTTTGCAACGCATTCCTCCACTTATGGGGCGGGGTTTCGCTGATTTTGAATCCGACACAATTTATGCTCTTCTGACTGCGGGGGGTACAACTTTAGCGGGTGGGGTGGGTGTAAATCAACCTGATGGTTTACCGCTTTTCCATTCCACTCATAGAAACATCGCCACGGGTGGGCTAAGCGTTGCGGGCTTGGGGGCTGCTAGGCAACTTTTCAGATCGCAAGTAGATCCATCGGGTAACCTGATCAT